CGCGTCCTTACGCACCTTTCGCCTTGGAGTCCACTTTTGAGTTTAGCTTTCACGCTCGACACCATCATATGGACGTGCCCGCGGACTTCGTCGAGAAGGCGGTGGCCATCGACACAGACTTGTACGCCACATCCCGGCGGATGACCGAATCACTGCCGCGTTCTTTGGATCAGTCGGAGCATTTGCACGAATTTTTCGCCGCCTGCGATGACCTGCCTTGCGGGCCTCCCCAGCCCGAAACCATTCCAGTCGGGCCGACCACGGGCCTGCAACCTGAGGTCGAACTCAAGTGCGTGCATTCTCAGTTGATGGGCTTGAGTTCCCGTCGCATGCCGGCTCGCCGTGACGTGAGCCCGGAAGACGAGCAGTCCTTCGGCGAACTGGCCAGGGCCGTCCTCCGACCCTTGCGTGCCGCCTTGGACGACGACGACTTGCTGCGCGGGGACCCGCACGACCTGTTTGAATGGTGGGTAACACGGCCGCAAATCACTCCCGCTGCCAGGGCTCGTCTGCGGGCCGTCGAGGCTGACCTGTATGCCTATGGCAAACTCCAAGGGGATGAGTGCGAGACCAAGAGCTTCACCAAACTCGAGGTGCTGTTGAAGAGGATCTTCAAGAGCCGCATCATCACCTGCATGGCGGACGTGTGGAACATCCTCGTCGCCCCGGCTGTACAGCGCGTCGCTTACGTCGTCGGCTTACTCTTGAAGCCCGGCGTGTACGCCACCTTGCCTGGCGCTCTGCCCCTAGACCTTGTCTGGCTCAAAGGATTCACGTGCGAGAGTCTGGGGCGCTTTCTGATGGAGTCGAACGATCGCTTTCCCTATTCTTTGGGGACGGACGGCGTGATGTGGGACGGTTCCCACACGGTCGCGCAGCTGGCCAACGTGAATCTCTATCGCCGGTTCTTGCCCCCTTGGGTCGCCCGACTCCACGCGGACCACAAGTTCGTCACGCGGATCAAAGTCGCCCTGGGCGATTCTCGCCGCGACACCGACTACGCGGTTTTTCGCACGAGCGTCGATGGCAGCATCCTTACCGGCGAGCCAAACGTCAGTTTGGACAACACGCTGATTTGTCTTGTGCTGCACCTGTGGACTTACCTGTACCACGGAGGGCCCGACGCGGAGCTCAGCGCCCTCATCTCTCAGTGTTAAGCATCGTGGGGGGAACCCGCCTCCGGCGGCCCACGAGCGTCTTTACTTCAGACGTTAACCGAAGTACCACCATGAGCAACCCGAAGACGAAACGCTCTAAAACCAGCCACTCCACCCGGCCCGGGGGCAAGGCTGAGAAAATCAAAGGGCCCAGGCCGTCCACCACCAAATCCAAGTCCTCGGCTCCGCCCCCCGCCAGGGTCTCGACCCCAATTCCAGTCGGTTCGTCGCGTCGGCCTGACGTTCGGCGGCCCCGATCTGTTTGGGACCGTTTGGATTCCTGGCTTTCGGAGAGAGACCACCGGCCCAAGCTCGTGGTCAAGACCAACAAGCCCGCCGCCGGTCGTGACCGAAATCCCAACGATCGGTTGCGACGCATTCCGGCGGTCAAAGCTCCCGACCATCATGTCAGGCGGCCGGGGGGCCCTCCGGCTTCCATCGCTGGCGCGCACCGACCCCCCGCCCAAATCCCACACGGCGTTCCATCTCGCGCCGTCGTCACGCCCATCTCACCCAAGGCCGTCTCCCAAGCTCTCACTAAGACTATCACGTCCGACGTTCGGGGGCTGGCTCTGGCCAAGTTGGGACATCTGGGCTTCGAGCACGCCGGGACGCCGTTGAATGAACCCTCCACCTTCGTCCACGGGCGCCCACAGTTTGGGACCCGCTCCGTCGGGGGGCAGGAAGTCCTGACCATTCGCAACAACTCCTTCATCGGACCCGTCGTCATCGCGCCGATAGAAGTCATCCCAGGAACGGGGGCAGTCAACGACATCGTGCCCTACGAGATTTCGCCAGTCAACTCGGACCTTTTTCCCGAGTATATCCGCGACATCAGCACCATCTTTACCTACTACAAGGTGCTTCACCTGCGGATCCGCTGGAACCCAGCCGTGTCCGCCTCCACGGACGGGACGCTCGCGTTCGCCTACGTAGCCGACCCCACCCTTCCAGCGCCTACGAACCTCAGGGACCTGATGAACATCACGGGCTCGAAGATGTTCAAAGCCTACGAGGAGGGAGACTACCGCGTGCCGCTCGAGAGCCAGCAAGGTCCGGATGGGCTCTACAGCGTCGGCAATGGGGTCAACATCACTGACAACAGTACCCAGTATCTCAGCCAGGACTTCTTGGACGACCGTCTCGGCGCGGACCCCCGCCTCAGCATCATGGGCCGGGTCTACGTGTGCACCAGCAACTTTAACGTCGTGAGCTTGTTGCCACACACCATTGGCAATCTGACCATGGACTGGGCGATCGAGTACGTGGGCATTGCACCCCGCGACAACAACACCAGCTGTTCAGTCTGCGTCAACACACCGTCGACCACCACTTGGGCGCCGGCGGCCGGGGAGGGCCTTTCTTGGCTCACACCACCCAACGGCGTGAGCGTGCGCGCTGTCACGCCTTACGAGCCCGTGGTGACGAAGGGCCTGGCTTTGCAATTTTCCAAGCCGGGCTTCTTCCGAGTGCAGATCCGCGCGTGGGGCACTGGCTTCGGCGCCGCTGGTAACTACGGGCCCATGCCGGGAGCTGGAGTCCCTGGCGCGGTGGTGGCGGACCCCGCCTGGCCCATCTCCGTCGCCACACTCTGGCAGTGGGCCGCTTCGTCCACCAGTGCGGGCGTCAACACCTACACCTACCCGGCCAACAGGGACGCCACGGTCATGGAGGCTGGCTTCTACGTCCGGGTGGTTGACGACGATTACGCCTTTCTCCTTGGGCCCAACGTCTCCACAGCCACCGCAATCTCACTCTTGCAGATCGACGTGCTCGAAGTGGATGAGTTCAGCATTGGCTCCCAGGTGGGGAGCCCAAGCACCAACGTCGCGCCGGAATGGCGCGCGGCGGACGTGTCTTCAGTGGCTTAGGCCACCAAACGCCCTTTGGGGCACGGACCTCCATGTCCTTAAACTGGGCCTGCGCGCGTGGGGGGGGCCATTGGGGGTTGTCAGAAACACTGCCGGTTCCATGGTTCAACCCACGCGCCCACGACCCTCAAGTCGTTAAACTGTGCTGGGCGCGCGCATGGGGGCTACTGGGGGTTGTCAGAAACACTGCCGGTCCCATGGTCCAAATGTTCGCGCCCACGACCTGCATGTCGTCAAACTGCACCTCACCCCTTGGGGGGGGCGACTGCCAGTCGTTAAATGGCGCGGGACCAGCCAAGTCCTTAAACTGACTATTGCGCGACGAGCTAAAATCGTCCGGCAGCCCACCGTTACCAAGGGCATGACTTGGGGTACCCCCAACAGCCGGCCCGACAAGTCGGCCCCAAGTCATTATGTTACTCAAGGGTAGTCCGTTGGTCGTCGACCGTTTGCACGTCAACCCCTGGTCCAGGGCCCCAATGGGAATTCGTTACTCTCATTGGTGCCCTGGGTCGGCCGGCTTGATAACCGGGCCGTGCATCCTAAACTAAGGACCAATCCGTCGGACGCGTTAAGTCCCCCTAGCAGCGGGTTATTACTGCCGGTCGCACCGTCATTGCTTACCACCCATGGTTTGAAATGGGCCTGCTCGGAGAGCACCGGAGGGGGGTAATCTTCCGGGTTATAAATAAACC